CCTTCCGCATTTACCGCAGATGAAAAATCAATATCGTAAACAGTTTCAAATGGTTGTCCAGCACCCAAAACTTGTGCGCCTCTTCTTAATAAACCACAATATCTTAAATCTTCTTTATCACCAAATGCTGGAACAATAATTGAAAAATCAACAAGTGACACAGATGGTCTTTGTCCTGGTATCTTTAACCCATAAGTTCTTGCAATATTATATATTGAAGATCTTTGTTGTGCAAATTGTAATACCGTTTCTTGTAAACTTCTATCAATGTGAAAATGTAAGTTGTCGGTTACCGCAGCATTTAAATCAACAAATACAGAAAAAATTCCTGCATCGTTAAAGTTCTGGATTAACTCTGGGTAATATTGTCTAGTAAAATTTATAAGTTCGGTTCTTACCGCCTGAAAATCTCTAGTTGTATACGATATTTTTTTCTCTGCCATATCTTTTTATTAAATATTTATAATAAGAAAATCAGATGATTCAAAAGCACTTGCTGTAATCTTATAATCAATTTTTACTTTTGCGGTATATTCTTTTTGCGCTAATCCAGGAACTCTAAATTCTCTTTGTCCTTCTGAATTAATATAAGTAGCTCCGGCGTTATCAATATCATTCGTAGCTTCAGTTATTGTAATATTTGTGACGGTAATTCCAGGAAGATATTTTCCAACACTATCTCTAATTTCACTCTCAATTTCAGAAAAGGTAGGACCATCAAGTGGTTCAAAAATATATTCATATAGTCTTGTTCCAAAATCCGGAAGAAAGTATCTTGTTCCCTTTCTTGTTAGTAATAAATGAATTAAATCAGATCTAACCTCATCATCACTTGTTTCGGTCGCACCTAAATACTTACCTTCGTATGATTGTGTAAAAGGAAATTTTAATCCATATGTTACTCCGTTTGCCATATGTAATAAATATAATGTTGTGATATTTTATATAAATAAAAAAAATCACTGATTTCTCAGTGATTCTTTTAAGTTTGTTGTTCCTTTTTCATAAAGTGGTTCATAAGGACAATGTCTACATTTTGACCCACAACACCTTCCTCTTTTAATATGAAACGATTCGGTCATAACCATATTTCCATTTTTGTCCTTATAAAAGTTAGGTTCAGGAGATTTTTTAGTTGTCTCCTGAACATATAACTGTTGTATCCAATCTTTTGATGCGTTTACATTCATTTTAATTATTTTTTCTTAAGTTATAAAATGCCAACAACACTTGATATGTTAATGTTACATTATTTCCCCATTGTACTTTCATAATATTTTGTATTTAAACCCCATTTAAAATCGTCAATTTTTTTAACATTAAAATCAACTAATTCATTATTTTTAGTTACTTGATTACATAGAAAAATAAACATATCTTGATTAAAGGTGTTTTTCATCACGTTTATATGTTTATGCACCCATTGTACATTCCCAATAACATAACCATTTTTACTATCTATTCTATCTAATGATACAGTGTAACTTTTATCATTCCAACTAATAGGTAATGTGATATCAATTCCAGATAAGTTACATTTGCCATTTTGTTTTACATATAAGTCGTAAAGATACTCCTTTGTTAAATTAAAATCTAAATTTCTTCTATTTGACCTTTTAGATGTTTTATATTTAGTTATATTATACCATAAATTTCCGGTTATCCCCCCGTCTTTATTTATTTTATTCTTACAACCACAAGAAACTATACCGCCACTACGTAAATGTGTTCCAAAAACTTCTGTCATATTACCACATTCACATTCACATCCATATCTTATGTGACCATTTTTATTCTTTTTTAGTTCTTCAACCACTTTAAGTTTTCCAAAAACTTTACCAATCATTTCAATTTTTTTCATATTTCACAAGTATTTGTTATTATATATAAATATATTGTGAAATAAAAAAAGTAAGGAACTTTTAATAAATTCCTTACTTTTCTATTATTAGATTATCTCGCAAGATCCGTTCGCACAAGCCAATTCTCCTCGTAGGTCGGTATTATCTTGTAATTCAATAACTTTTGTTAAATCAACATCAGATAATGTTTTAACAAGTTTTTCAAATTCATCTTGTGTACAATCGGTAAATGGGGCCTGTGTATATGTTCCTCCATTATATGGTAGTACTGATAAACCATTATAGAACTTACGATTTTTCCACATCCAATCACCAACTAAGTCCCACTCATCCTCTTTTATTGAAACTGTCGCTGACACGTTGTGTGTGTTTTGACCACTTCTATGACCAAATTTAATCCACTCTTGAGAAACTTTTTTAACTCTTTCAAGCATCTGGAATACAGATTCGTATCGTAGAATTGATCCTTCAGGTGCTTTTTGTGGTATTGTGATTACAGCGGTATCGTGTGGTCGGAAGTATTCATCTTCAACTAGTTCTGGGTGATTAATTGCAAGATAACTATAAATTGCTTCATTCTTTCCAACACGAATCCTTCTCAAATAATAATCATTATGCCAAGCGTGAATTCCAGAGGATGTTCCCAATACAAGAGATGAGGTTCCGGATGGCTTAACAGTTGTAGTTCTAGCGGCCTTGTTAATTCCAATAAGATTTGCAACTCTTTCGTTTTCTTGTTTTACTGCTTCAGCCGCTGCTTTCATATCATAACCCAAAACAACACCGGAACCAATTCCTGTCATACCAATACCAATTAGTGCGTCTTTTTCTGTTGTTCTTTTCCAAACGTCACGTAGATAATGGAAATCTGTATAACCAGCCTGTAGTGTTCCAATAAATGTCGCTGCTTTAACTCGTTGTTCAAAATCTTCTTGCGATTCAATATCTGATGCATTAACTTCACAAAGATTACAGAATTGATAAGGGCGAAGTCCAATTTCACAACAAGGATTTGTCCCCCAATCTTTGTCGTTAGACAAGTAAATTCCTGGTTCTCCAGCTCCGGAAAGTTCAATTCTTTTCCAAAGATCCATAAAATAATCTTGTGTTACTTTGTGACGAAGAAGAACCGCAGAGTTATTTGCTCTACCTCTTTGTGGGTTTGATTCCCACCAGTTTCCTGATTTACAAGAAATCATTTCATCATCGTCAGCTGAAAACAAACTAATAAGTGCTGCTCTTCTGATACCTCCGGCTAATACTGCGTCAGCAATATGACAAACGATGTCGTGTGTTTCAATCGGTGAAAGTTTATCACCATTTTCTTTTGCGTCAAGGACTTTTGTGATATTGTGAATACAATCCTTTAATGGTTGTGGTCCTGGAGCTTTTCCTCCTGATGTAACAAGAAGGGCCCCTTTGTGACGGATATCTGAATAATCAAATACCGGTGTTGATGATTTTGACCCCATATATGATTCAATAAGAACTTTAATTGCGTCAGCCCACCCTTCAATTGAATCCCCAATCAAATATCTTCTTGTTCTTGTTGGGTTTGGTTTTTTAATCTCCGGAAGTTTATCTACGTGATGTTTTTGTACTGAGAACCCAACTCCAGTCCCACCCAAAAGTAAAAACATTGTTTCAGAAAATGCATCAGTATGATCAATTGGTAAATAAGCACAATTGTATACTCTATTTGGTGAGATTTCAATTGGTTTACCACCAAACTGAAGTGATCTCATAGATGGAAGTATTTTTTTATCGTAAACCATTTTATACACCTCTTCAATTTCATCCTTGATTTGCGGATACTTTTTTTGGTGCATTTCTTTATTTCTTGTTACCAATTCTTCCCAAGTCTCTCTTCTGTTTAGTTCCGGGATAAACTTTGCGTACTTCATATGTACAGTTATGTCACTTAAAATTTTTTGTGAAATATCCATATTTTTAAAATTTAATTATTTTTATTTTTTGTTTTCTGATTCTCGTTGTTGTCTTTTCTCCAACAATTCTTTAACACGTTGTCTTTGTCTTTCTTCTTTCTGTTCCTCAATACCTAGGAATGTTGTTGTTGATTCAGTATCAATCTCAAGCATAGAATTGTCAAATTTACAATTTTCAAACACCACACCATCATCTCCAATACGAGATTTGGTAATTGCAATTGTGGCTAGTTTTAATTCTTTCTGCTGTAACGTTTTTGCTACAGAGATAATGACGTGTCCTACCTGTGCTTTTTTAATTGACCCACCCATCTGGTCTGTTGTCACGACTTCTGATGATATTGATGCTCTGTTTCCTTGTGTCGCTGTCCATCCTACAATATTCATTTCGTGACACATCGCTTCAAAAGCTCTCATTACCGATCCTTCACTCTTCCATTCATCCCCCAGGTTTTTGTCCGGTACAACACAATCAATGTAATCCAAAACAATCATATCAATTTTAGTCCCATCTGCAACCATCTTTCTGATTTCATTCTTAATCTGTAACATTGTTTTTGTGTCAGATGGTAACTTTTTTAATATTAATTCATTTGGCATTGTTGTTTTTACCTCTCTTACCTTGGTCATTACCTCATCTTTTCTTTCTGACAATTCGTCAGGATGGATTTTAGTCCAAAGTGTAAAGTGTTTCCTTTGAATGACTTTTGGATTGTCCTCAAAAAATACTTGAAGTACATTAAATCCTAGGTTAAATGCGTGGTTTGAAATCTTTGTTAGTAATGTTGATTTCCCGACACCGGTTGGAGCAAGTATTACACCTATCTCCCCTTTGGCAAGACCACCTTTTAGTAGTCGGTCAATACCCGGAATCCCCATTGGGATTGGATGTCTATAATCGTCCTCTAATACCTGCTCTAGGTCAGAAAACACATCCATCATACTTGTATCCTTTGAACCAACAAGTAAGGCCTCTCTTACCATCTCTTCAAGGGTGTCGTAATTCTCAAATTCACCACCATCAATGATTTTTTGAGCTTTTGTCATAACCTTCTGTAATTCTTGTTGTTTACAGAACTTAAGAGCTTTCTCTTGCACAAAATCCGCTCCGTCTATGGATGCATCTTTAATTTTTTTAATTGTGTCAAAAACTACTTTAAGTGCTGTTTCCTGTTGAATCTCAGATTTTGTGACCTGTTCTAGGGTGTCAAATGAAGGTGTGTGATCATACTTCTTATAATACTCCCGAATCATCTGGATTATTATTTTAAAGTATTTGTTCTCAAAATAACTACCCTCAATAACGTCAATAATTGAGTGTGAAAAATCTTTGTCTACAATGATTTGGTTAAGTAATTGAATTTGAAAGTTGTTGCCGAGATATCCAAAATTTTTATTTGTCGCCATAATTTTTTATTCCTTTAGTAAAGATAAATACTACGTGGATTAGATAAATTGTGGATAAAAATAATTAAAATTTTTCCCGGAAAAAATGTCAGTAAGTTCTCCAAGTATCCCTTTCAGCTTTGGACGTAGGTCTACAGTGTATCTGACTTTAGGTGGGTAAGGTTTTGCATCAAATGTTCTATGACAAATTGTCATATTTTCTACTTTAATGTAAAGGTTAAAACTTTCAGGATTATTCGTAATTGATGTGTTTAGTATGTCTGGATTCTCAGTAATTTCATACTGATTGTCCAACATATAAACAACTGATTTCATTTTCAAATCATACTGAAGTTCATTACAAAATCTTTTAATGTAATCATAAAACTCCTCAGATTTGTGAGCTTTGTTATTAAAGCCTTTAACATTAAAAAATCTTTGTACTACAATGTTGTCATTACACATTAGTAAAAACTCCACTTTAGTTGCTTCTTGTTCTTTCATTTGTTTGTTTTTTTTGACTTGTTTCTAAAATTTGTTTTTTCTTTTCTTGATAACTTTAAAAATGGTTTTAAAAAATTAACCCAGGCTTCATCCCCTTTGGGTAAAAATTTAAAAAGTCCATCTTCCATCATCATTTTAATTAGGTTTCTATGTCCCCTTCCGTCTGGATCCAATGACTCTGAGTAGTATAACCTAACTAATTCTCTACCTTCTTCTGAAATTAGTGGGTTTGCAAGGTCCACTATTTTTTCATTGATAACAAAGAATTCATCTCCAAATATCCCCTCTTTGGTTTTTCCGCTGAGTAGATTTTTTAAGGCAACATTTTCTTTTTGTTCTTTAAGTAGTGTCTCAGCCTTTGTTAAAATATCGGTATATTTTAATTCGGTATCAAGTATTTCCGGGAAAAACTTAACAAAAGTTTTTTCTCCTAAATAGAAAATCCCATCAATATTATCTGACATATCACCAGATACTATTTTAAATGTTTTAACATTATAATGTGGAATTTCAATATCGTACATTTTAATCATATCACCTAGTTTGTAATACTTTTTTTGTTGTGGTGAATAGATTGTTACTTTTTCTGAAATTAATTGTGTTAAATCCCGGTCAGATGAAAAAATTGTTTTTTCCTCATCCTCCGAGATTTGACAGTAGTAAGCAATTAAATCGTCAGCTTCAGATTGTTGAACTTCTAATTGTCTAACAAACATTTCCTCAAGATATTCCTTAACTCTTTGTTTTTGTTTTAGAAATGACTGTTCTTTAAAGTCTTCGTCTGTTTTTTGTTTACGATTTAGTTTGTATTTTGGGTATATAATTCTTCTTTGTGAAGATCCGGTTTCACTATCCCAACAAACAACAATTTTATTGTAATTGTTTTCTTCTAAAAATCTTCTTAAGGTGTTTAAAAAGTGCCAGATACCTCCAACATGCTCGCCTTTGTTAAAGAAGTCTCTGACACCAAAAAATCCTATTTTAAGAAGGTTGTTACCATCAACCAGTAAGGTCTTAGTCATTTAAAATTTCATTTACTGGGTTTGACAATACCGGTTCTTTTTCTGTTATATAGTCAGTTAAAAACTCACTAAAGATTGCTTTCATAACTGGAATACAAATTGAGTTTCCTGCTAATGCTACGTGTGCTGTGTTTGAAAGTGAGGTTGTTAACATTTTATCTATATCTTCTTCCTGGACACCCATAAATCTATAACCCTCTCTTGCTGTAATTGTTCTTATTCTACCATCTCTTGTCATAATTTGTGGTGAACCACTTGTTGTTAAACAAGGGGAACAGGCTTCAATTGAGTATATTCTTCTAGCTTGATCATATTTAACATCATCTCTTCTTGCAACAAGTTTACAAATAGAATTTACTTTAGGTGTGTTAGGTGTTGTTGGACAATTAATATATAATGAAGGGTCAACAGTGTCTTCAATGTATGGTTCCATTGGGACTCTAGTTTTTTTATAGTTGTCAACATTTAACATTTTTTGTTTTACAACTTCTCTATCTTCATTAAGTACTGAAATCATAAAAACCCTTTCTCTGTTTTGTGGACATCCAAAGTCTGCACCATTTAATAATCTCCAATATGATGTATATCCAAGACCTCGTAAAAAATAGATATGTTTTTTAAAATTTTCGTAATGGTTTTTTGATACTAGGTTTTTAACATTTTCCATTAACAAATATTTTGGTCTATTTGCTGACAATAGTCTTTCAACATCAAATAATAATCCACTTCTTGTACCTTCTTTAATCCCTCTTTGAACACCGGAAATTGAAATGTCTTGACAAGGAAATGAATATGTTAATAAATCACACTCTGGAAAGGTATTCTCGTCAACCTTTGTAATGTCACCCAAGTTACCATTAAGTGTTGTGTGCAACGCGTCATAACACTCATTTGCTTGTTTAAAATTATCACAATTTGCAATTACTTCGTGGTCTACACCAATATATTTAAGTGCAAGTTCTTGAGTTCCGTAACCGGAAAATAGAGATACAACTTTTAATTTATTCTTATTCATATACTTTTTCTTCTTTTAAATCAAATTCACCATCAGTTCCAATAATAGTTTTCCAATACTCGGCGTGTTCATTTTTGTATTTCTCAATTGATTGTTTTTCTTCTGTCGCGTCTTTACCCGGTAAAAATCCGTGTGGTGTCACAATAATTTTTCCATCCTCAAATCCAAGTCCATTAATGTGATTTTTCATAACAGATACTTTTGTTCTTGATGCGAATTTTACAGTTCTCTTATCTTTCGTCGCTGTAATTTTTGTTGTTCCAGCACCTTTTTGATTTCCAAATAAGAATACTAACGATGAGTTTAACCAAATTGCTTCACCACCTTTTGCTTTGATTTTTGGTTGACCAAATGGATTATCCGGAAGTTCTACCCAAGGTTGGTTTACAATAATCAAAGTATTTTCATATTTTGATTCAGCTTTTCTTGATCCGGAAATTCTTTGATTAATACCCATACCAATCTTATCTGCAAGAACTGATGCGTTATGTTGTTTACCGCCTTTACCTTCATATGTCATTTTACAAGGTACTGACCCAACAGAATCCCACATAATACAAAGGGAATAGTCAAGTTCTCCTTTTTCTTGTGCGTCTAACAAATCGTTAATATAATCTGTGATTTGTTCTATATAACTAAAGTTATTATTAAAAAGGAAAAAACCATCCCAAGCAAGTTCACCAGTTTCTTCATCAACAACTTCTTCACATTCAAAACCCATAAGTTTTGCGTGATCAAAAGACCATTTCTGTTCAGTAATGATATAAACAGGAAGAATTCCTTTTTTTTGTGCATCAACCGCTGTTTTAACGAGAGCTGTTGTTTTACCGGTGTCACTATGTCCTAAAAACATATTTAAATGTCCTATTGCCGGACCAGGAAGTCCTACTGCATCCAAAAATGAAGTTCCTAAATCAAAATACCTTTGTGGTTTATATTTTGCATCTGATGAGAATTTTTTCTTAATTGAGCTAAAGTCGTTTTTCTTAATTGCCATATTTTCTTTTTTAAAAAGATAAGAAATTATGGGTATATTGTCTATGCAACATACCCATATTATTTAAAATAAATTAGAATGGAAGTTCGTCGTCTGCGTCCTCATCATCTTGAGGGTCTACAACTTTTGCTACTTCTTTTTTTGGTGTCTCTTTTTTATAGTTACCACCAAAAGATTCTTCAGCTTCAGATGAATCACCGTAGACATATTTACCAGCGTCAGAATCCCATTTAGGTGTTTCACCTCTGGCGATTGCCTCAAGATATTCTGTTGGTTTTTTAGAGTACACACCTTCCCAAGTAAGTTCATCATTAATCCATTCTTCCATAATGTCAGAATCTTCGTGAACCGGGGTTGGGTCGTCATACATAACAGTTTGGATTACTGTGTAAAAAGCCCCTTTTGGTGTTTTTGCTTTTGTGAGTTCAAGAATCAAGTCACGACCTTTTTCTCCATCAGCCACATCACCTTTTGCTTTGTAGATAGGAATAATCTTATCAAAGATACCCTCTTGTTTGTAGTTGTGTTTAAAACGCCAGAATTTTGGTCCGTCTTGTTCGTTGTCACGATCAATTACTTTTACAATATAAAATTTACGTGCTTTATATTGTTTTGCAAGTTCCTTATCGGAATCTTTACCAGTTGACATAAGTTCTTCATAAACCTCATTCAATGGAGATTTCTCATTGTCATTTTTTCCTGGATCGTAGAATTTTTGCCACTTACCATCAACTAGGATTTCGTGGAACCACACTTCTTTGAATGGGGAACTTCCGTCTGGTGTAGGAAGGATTCTGATTTTCTTTTGAGCCTGTTTCTCATTGTCTTTGAGAATTGCAGCAAAATACTTTTTCATTCTTTCTTCTTGAGACATTTTTGAAGTGGAAGAAGAACCACTTTGTTTTGAGCTTTCATACTGAGCCAAAACTGCATCTAAAACATTGTTTGTCGCCATATATTTGTGTTATTAAAAGTTTACAAGTTAAAATATAAAATAAAAAATCGTCGCAGTCAATAAGTCTTAAAAAATTTTGAGAAGGACACGAATGTCCTTCCCATATTTACATCATTTCTTCGTCAGTTCCAAAATCATTAAATGTTGTTTTAATTTCTTCTGGTGAATATTCTTCAACATCATCTGTTGTTAAAACATATTCATTTTTTCCAGATTTTTCCATATCTTCTTGTTTATCCATAAAAAAATCTGATAGTTTTTGTTTGAATGGTCCAGAATCAAGACTTCTTAACTCAAGTTTTTCTTCTGGAGTTTTTGGTCTGTATTTATCAAACTTAGCTTCAAGATCATTGATTTTTGATACTAGTTGGTCCATCTCACCTAATTTTGATTCTAAATTAGAAAGTTGTGAAAATAAATTATTAAAATATTCTTCTTGTTTGTCAGACATTGTTTTTTGTGTATCAACAAGGTCTGTAATATCAATTTCTTCTTCACCACCCTCTTCCTCAGTCTCAACTTCTTCAACGTCAGTATCTGCTGCAACATCAATTGGTGTTGGTCCTTCCGGTTCGGCCGGAGCTTCTGGTGCTGGTGGCATTCCAGCTTCTACACCTGGTTCTGCTGGTGGTATTTCACCTTCTGGAGCTGGTGGTAAATCAGCACCTAAATCACCAACTGGAGCTTCACCAGTAGGTGGTACCGGTTGTTCCATAATATAATTGTTGATTTCTTTATATCTTCTAATTTCTTCAAGTATTTGCTTGTCTATTCCCATCTTATCCGTTTAATAATGTTTTTATACCAGATTTAGTTTCAACCTGAATTTTTTTAAATTGTTTCATTGTATTATCAACTCTTTCAATTAGACCATCTTTCATTCTAATTGTATAACAATCTCCAGTATCTAAATCACATACTTGTTTGGTGCCGTCACCATTATCTTTCTCACTAACCCTAGTGTTTTTACCAAGATAATTATCTAATATAAGTTTTGTGCTCATAATTTCTTTTATTTATAAATATCATTAAGTTATAAAAAATTATTGATAACCCACACTACGTAAGTAATCAATAACATATTTTACTTTATTCTTTATTTTTTCTTTATCATCATCACTTAAGTCAGTATAAATTGTGGTTTCTATGTTTGATGGCCAAGTTGTAACATAAGCTCTTGATATACTATCTATTACTATATTTTTATCACTAGGATTTTCTCTAATATCTGGTGCTTTGTCTTTATATTTTGCAATAAAGAAATCAACAAAATTTTCAAAACTACTAAAAGAAACATAAGGAACGTTTATTATACTACCTCTTGATACGCAATAATAATTTGGTTTAAAATATGTATTTGCAGCACCCCCATAAGGATTAATATCCAATCTTACTGCGGCATAGTTATTATCGTAAGAAACAAATTTTTGACCTTTACCAGTTTCAATATACATTGTTGACATTATGAAGTCTAATAACTTACCTTTGTTTGTAACACTCATTGATGTTGTTTGATTAATTCTAGTTGCAATAATTTGTGTTGCTTTATCAAAAGTTATTGTTGTTTCCTGTGGTGTTTGGTTTGTATATTGTGTAAATGATGTGTTTAATTTTTCTTGACAAGCTTGGTTTGCAGTAAGAACGGCTTGTGTTGTATTAATTTTATTAATAACATCAGATTTTAAGGCAAGTATTGTATTCGTGTCATTTATTACTTTTTCTTTTTCTTCAACTCTTTCTTTTAATGTTGTTAATATTTGTGTTGTTAAAGATTGTAATAATGTCTCAACAGCTGGAATGCTATAAAAAGGTTGTCTTTGACCTTCAATATAGGTATCAAAACCATTCCTACTTATTCTATGTTTAACACTTGTTATCATATATGGGCCACTAAATAATGGAACATTTCTTAAATGGAAATACATCATAGGTTGGATAAGTGCGTTACCCATCATATCAATTGAACATCTATAACTTCTGTTCCTATATACATTATATAATGAGACACTCTGTGTTGCTCCCCCTCTATTCCTATATTGATTAGCCATTTGAGTTAATAATTGTTCAGATTCGGCGGTTGGAAGTCCGGGATCTTGTGCAATGTCAAGTTGTTTAAATACTTGTTGGTTTTGAGGACCAAAATCAACTGTGAATCCAACAACTTTATTTGACTTATCCCAATTTGTTTTGTCTGTTTGATTTTCAAGAAGTGGATTTTCTGTTGCCCTTCTTAAATCAAAAGCATCGTCTCTATATCTATAATCAACATTTTCGTTCATTGCCAAATGTTGACTTGGGGCATAGGCGTATATTGAGACATACTTTGTTCTTGTATCTCTATAAT